AATGCCACTAGGTAAAAATGCAGACGCTGGAGATTACGTAAAAGATTTTTACAAATCAAAAGCTCCACAGTTCAAAGGTAAGTCAAAAGCCAAACGTAGGCAGATGGCGATTGCCGCGTATCTTGATAAAAAAGACGATGTAAAAGAAGATGCGCCAACAGTGAATACCGGTGCTATACCTAATCCAGCTGACACCGCAATGGGTCCAAGATTCAAAACAAGAACTGTACATGATCGACGTAAGAAAAAAGGTACGCCTCTTTTGCTAAAACGCTTTCGAGACTATTATGCTGAAAAGGGTATCGGATGACCAAAATGAGAAACATAGCTGCGATTCTCGGTAGAACCGAAGCAGCTAACATAGATAATAGTCCCGGTGTAGATTTAGGTGATGCTGTTGCAGATTCATCAATAGTCAGTGGCATATTAAACACAACGGCTATGAATATCTATTCTACTATTGATTCTTTACCCGTTAGTCCTATTTCTGCAGCAAGTTTGCCAGCAGGAACACAAGCTTTTGTAACAGGCACGAACAGATTATACACTGTAAGTGGTGATGCAACAAGCAGTGGTTGGTACAACATAGCGTTAATTAATGCTACTCCGGTTTTATCTCTTAGTTCTTCTGGTACTATTGCATTGACTCCAGGATCAGCTACTACTATCACAATGACTGCTACGGATTCTGATAACTCAAATGCAAACTTATCGTTAACACTTGAATCTGGTGGTGATCTATTCAAGTTTGCCACAATATCACAAGATTCATCAGTAGTTACTATTACTCCTCGATCTGAAGATTCTGCTACTACATTAGGTTCAGACGGTTCAGCCACATTGACATTTAAAGCAAGTGATGGTATCAGCGTTGCTTCAGTTCAAAATACTTTTACACTATCTTTTGGTCCCGACTGGACCGGCACTACAGCTCAACACAGAATCCCGAATCCTGATGGTACAGCATACGATTACTTCGGTATTCGTAATGACATTAACTCAGACGGTACTAGGTTTGTAGTCATGTCTGCAACCGGTGGCGAACTTGAAGTTTATCAAGGTGCAACTAATAGTTGGACACGAGAATATAAAAATACAGAAGGCAGCATGGGAGATGCTGGCAATCCCGGTGATTGCGCGATAAGTGATGATGGATCAATTATAGTTGCTGGTAAACCTTCTGCGGCTCAAGGAGGCGATACTCGTGGTGAACTAGTTGTAAGAACAAGATCAGGATCTACATGGAGTAATGCATCTGGTAGTCCGACTTTGACTGCATCAGACAAAGCAAACTACGATAGACATGGAAGATCTGTAGGTATCAGTGGTGACGGAAATTATATCATAGGTTGTTCACCAATGGATGGTTCGAATACAGGAGCGGCATATATATATTACCAAGGTAGTACTCATACGTGGGCTCAACAAGCAAAGCTAACTGCAACTGGAGGTACAACCTCTGAACAATTTGCTAATTCATGCGACATAGATGTTGATGGAACTCGAGCTATTTTTGGAGCTTGGAAAGAGGACAATTCGTCAAACAGTGAAGATTATGGTGCTGCATACATATTCAAAAGAACAGGCACTAGCTGGGCTCAAGAAGCTAGAATAGTTTCGAGTGATATAGGATTAGATGACGAGTTTGGCAATGATGTAGCTATTAATAGTACAGATGGAACAGTAGCTATTGTAGGAGCATATCAAGAAGACACCGGTGGTTCAAACTCAGGTGCAGCTTATATTTTCAAAAGAACAGGTACATCTTGGTCACAAGACGCAAAAATTGTTGCCAGTGATCCTGCAGTAAACGATCAGTTTGGATGGCGTGTTGATATTAGTGCAGATGGATCACATGTTGCCATTACAGCTTTCGGTGTTGACGGCGGTGGTTCTGGTACATCAGGTGCAGTATACGTATTCAAAAATACTAGTGGTAGTACATGGGCTCAACAGGTAAAGTTAAGACAAGCTTCACAGCAAGTAGGACGTTTCGGTGATGGTGTTTCAATTAGTAATGATGGAAAGATTATAATCGCAGGTGCATATACAGAAACTGCAACCAATTCAAATGCTGGTGCAGTTTACGTGAACTATTTATCGTAAGGAATTTGTAGATGACTAAAGCTAGAGATTTTGCAATGATGGTCGGAAGATCAGAAGCATTAAATCCTGACCGTGTATCATTGCTCGATGGCGACGCCGTTACTGTTACTGATTCTGCGAACATTAGCAATATTATAGGTACTGTAGGCGTGACGGTCTATGATTCTCTTGGTACATTGCCCATGACTGGCTTATCAGCAGGCCAGCAAGCTTATCTTACTTCAAATAAAAGACTATACATTTCCAATGGTTCAGGCTGGTATAATGTTGCATCTATCAACGCAACTCCAACCTTGTCATTAAGTAGTACAGGAACAATTGCCCTTACGCCGGGGTCAGCAACTACTGTTACAATGACAGCTGCCGACTCTGATGGCACTACACCAGAACTAAGTCTTGAATCGGGTGGAGATCTATTTAAGTTTGCCACTGTTTCGAGAGATTCAAGTGTAGTAACTATTACTCCACGAACTGCAGATTCAGCCGCTACCTTAGGATCTGACGGATCAGCTACGTTAACATTTAAAGCAAGCGATGGAATCAGTGTAGCATCAGTTCAAAATACATTTACTTTATCTTTTGGTCCATCTGGTGGCAATCCATTATTTTATATTGAGGGTGAAAGTGGGCTGATTAAATGGGGAAACACCAGCCAAGGTGGTGGTACTAGTGTCTTTTCTAGTCTTGATATTAGTTCCGGACATATAATTATTGGCGCGCCAGCCCATGATAGTAATAAAGGTAAAGCATATCTTTACAGTTACACAGGTTCTGGCTCAACAGCAATAAGAACTCATGTTCAAACACATTATTCTTTTCTCGGACAACAAGTTGCTGTTAACACAACTGCCGGTAAATATGCTATAGGTGAACAAGGTAATGGAGGTACTTCACAGGGCCAATTGAGGGTATTTAATATTAGTGATGGTTCATTGGCATGGGATCACCAATATAGTGAACTAAGCGGGGGTTCTACTACTCAAGCTTGGCCGGGGACTTGGTCAGATATACAAATGACTGATTCGAATATATACATAGGCCACAACGGCGGATATATTAGAAGTTTTGCTCTTTCAAATGGCAATCAAAATTACGTAATAACTACTCCGGGATCAGGTGGATATTTTGGAGTCGATATTAGTGTGGACGAATCTATTAGTAGATTTATTACTGCAGAAAAAGATGGAGGCACTACTCAAAGAGGAGAAGCATACATTTATAATACAACAAATGGATCATTAGTAAAAACAATTGCCAACCCAGAACAAGCTTCTGGATCTAATTACGATCAGTTTGGTGGCGGTGTAGCACTAAAAGGTAACTATGCTATTATAGGTGCACCAGGTGAAGATACTGGAGCAGGTGGTGCTGGTAAAGTCTTTCTTTACACTACATCAGATAATTGGGCTAATGTAACTCAAGTAAGATCACATACAGCACCTGTTGCTATTACTAATGGTAATTTTGGTCTCTATGTCGAAATAAGTGACACACATTATTATGTATCGAACTTTAAAGAAGATAACGGTGGCGGTGGTGGTTTGGCCGGTGGTGGCGTATCAGGTGTTATATACGTTTATAAAATATCTGACGGATCATTAGAATTCACATTAGGTAAATCAGCCGATGACTTTACAAGCGTTCAAAACGGAAACTTTGGTGTTGGCTTATGTTTGGAAGGTAATAGCTTATTAGCCTCTCAAGGAAATGCTACATGGGATCCAACTTATTACCCAAGAGCTTATGTATTCGAATAGTGTACTTTTACTCCATTCTGTGGTATAATAATATATAATACTGTACGGAGTAGATGATGATTGATTTGAAAAGCATCCACGAAATGTGGGCTAAAGATTGTAATATTGATGCGAATAAACTAGACGAAGCATCGCGGCAAGCTCCTCTCTTGCATGCAAAATATCTAGAACTTATATCGACATACAAGCTTCAACTCAAGAAGACTGAGTTTGAGCAGAAAAAGCTGTTGAAAGATAAGTGGCTTTGGTATAACGGTAAGATGTCTCAAGAAGAAATGGAAGAGAAAGGCTGGGATCCAGATCCGTTCAACGGATTGAAGATTCTAAAAGGTGAGATGGATCATTACTATGATACCGATCCTGAAATACAAGAATCAGAATTGAAAATACAATACTATAAGAATGTAATAGATACATTAACAGAAATAATTTCAAATGTCAATTGGCGACATCAAACTATTGGAAATATGATTAAGTGGAAACAATTCGAGTCAGGCTTCTAAATCATGCTAATATGCATGTTGATTGTGAATCAGGTGTAGCACAAGAACTCAACGAGTTTTTCTCGTTCTATGTACCCGGTTACAAATTCATGCCGGCATTCCGCAATAGAATGTGGGATGGAAAGATTCGTCTGTATAATATATCCACCGGCGAACTACCAGCCGGCTTATATTTACACTTACTTAAATTTGTAGAACAACGTGGATACGAGCTCGCTTGTTATGACGATGACAAGTATGGTGAAGTAGAACAATACAACAAAGTAGATGTAGAAGAACTCTACTCATTTATCAAAAGACTTAATCTACCTTATGAAATACGTGACTACCAGTTCGATGCTGTGTCAACAGGCGTACATCGAAAACGCGCGATTTTATTGTCACCTACTGGATCGGGTAAATCACTTATCATATACGCACTTATGAGATGGTACCTCCACAACCACGATAAGAGTGCATTGATTATTGTACCGACTACCTCATTGGTTGAACAATTAACGAATGACTTTAAGGAATACGGTATGGACTCGGATAACATGGTCCATAGGATATATTCTGGTAAGGATAAAGTAACGAATAAAAGAATTATAATTAGCACGTGGCAATCGATATATAAACTGCCTAGGCAATGGTTTGCAAAGTTTGGTGTAATATTCGGTGATGAGTGCCATGGATTTAAGTCAAAGTCTTTAATGTCTATTATGAACAAAGCAACAGAAGCGGAGTATAGATATGGAACCACAGGAACACTCGATGGAAGTCAAACACATGAGTTGGCACTTCAAGGTCTCTTCGGAGCAATATACCGCGTTACCTCAACCAAGTCCTTACAGGATAACGATACTCTCGCCAAGCTCAAAATTAAAAGAGTCGTACTTGATTATGCAGAAGAAGTACGTAAGGAGTTTGGTAAACGAACATATCAGGATGAGATCGAGTACATTGTCCGCCATGAAGCCAGGAATCGATTCATACGAAACCTAGCCACGAGCCTTAATGGTAATACACTGGTATTGTTTCAAAGAGTAGAACAGCACGGTAAGGTCCTTTTTGATTTAATAGATAGAAAGGTAGAAGAAGGAAGGAAAGTATTCTTTGTTGCAGGAGAAACAGATACCACAGATAGAGAAGCAATACGTGGCATAGTGGAAAAACAAAAAGATTCTATTACAGTTGCTTCACTCGGTACCTTTTCAACAGGGATAAATATTAGGAACCTACACAATATAATATTTGCATCACCAAGTAAATCGCAGATAAGAGTGTTGCAGAGTATAGGTAGAGGTTTAAGAAAAAGTGACGACGGTAGAGTTACGGAGCTCTACGATATATCAGACGATTTAAGCTGGAAGACTAAAAAGAATTTTTCATTATTACATTCCTTTGAAAGGTTGAAGATGTACCAAAAAGAAGAGTTTCAGTATCAAACAATTAAGGTGGAGATTAAGTGATGGCTGGAGAATTTAGACAATTCAAGCTAACCAATCGCGATGAAATCATTGCCGAAGTTGTTGATCACGGTGACGACGATACGCCGGATATAATTGTGCGTAAAGTCATGAAAATTATTGTAGTAGATGACTTCGAACAAAACGTCAGGTACTACACATTTAAACCTTGGCTTTCGTTTCAAGATGATGTTGACGAATTAAGTTCATTAAATTCTGTACATGTTGTTGGTGAGGCTACTCCTTCTAAAACAGTTATGATGCATTATGTTAAATCCTTGGATGAGGTAGACAAATATAATAAGTTGAAACGAGCTGGCATGGATATGAATGAGATTGCTGATATAATTAAAGACATGACAGAACAAGAAATGGATGAGTTTTTAGAGAAAAAGTTTGGGGCTGCTAATGACGACGTCGTAGATTCAAGTGATCCTAAGATTATACAGTTTAGACCTAAAAACGATAAAGGCACCATGCACTAGATATCCGCCCCCCTTAATAGATAATATATTATACCATAAAAAGTGCATGTTGTACACCATTAAATTTTAATTTCAATGCAAATATTAGATATGTACATTCTAGTGAAAATATGATATAATACTACTATAAAATGAAAGGATGTAAAATGGCCAGACAAAAACGGGCTAGCATTCACTATGTAAATAATGCAGAGTTTTCTCAAGCAGTCGTGGATTATGTTATGACTGTAAGAGAAGCCAAAGAAAACATGAACGTCTTACCGGTCGTACCAGATTATATTGCTCAGTGCTTCTTACGAATCGCTGAAGGTTTGTCTCACAAAGCTAATTTTATTCGCTACACATATCGCGAAGAAATGGTGATGGACGGAGTCGAGAATTGTTTGAAGGCAATTGAAAATTACAATATTGAAGCAGCTACAAGAACAGGTAAGCCAAATGCATTTGCGTATTTTACACAGATAGTTTGGTACGCTTTCCTTCGAAGGATTGCGAAAGAAAAGAAACAGCAAGACATTAAACTAAAATATCTCACCAAGTCTGGAATAGAAAACTTTATTTCAAACGAGCATGGTGATGAAATGTCAGCACAGGTTATGGATGCCTTTGTAGATACACTCAGATCACGTATCGAAAAGGTAAGACACCATGATGCAGAAGTTAAAGATTTAGTTATGCAAGAAAAAAAGAAAAGAAAAGCCGGCCTAGCTGATTCGAATTTATCGGAGTTCTTAGTTTGAAAGTAGCAGTATTAAATGACACACATTGCGGTATACGTAACTCTTCCGAAATATTTCTCAAAAATGCAGCAGATTTTTACTCAGAAATCTTTTTTCCTTACTGTCGAGAAAACGGAATCGAACAAATCATACACCTGGGCGACTATTATGACCACAGGAAATTTGTAAACTTCAAAGCGCTAAATCATAATCGTAAACATTTTCTAGATCCTCTACGCAAGTATGGTATGAAGATGGATATTATACCTGGGAATCATGATACGTATTTCAAGAATACAAATGATTTGAATTCTCTAAAAGAATGTCTTGGTCATTATATGAATGAGATACACATTGTCATGGAACCTACCGTATTGGAATACGGCTCGTTAAAGATAGCAATGCTGCCTTGGATTAATAACGAGAACTACGAAGAGTCTATGAAGTTTATTTCTACCTGTGAAGCAGACTGGCTCGGTAGTCACTTGGAACTTAATGGGTTTGAAGTAATGAGAGGCATTAAGAATACACATGGCATGGATCACAAGACTTTTTCTCGTTTTGAAATGGTTTTGACAGGCCACTACCATGTTGCTTCTCGTAGAGATAATATCTGGTATCTTGGCAGCCAAATGGAATTCTTCTGGTCGGATGCTCACGATCCAAAATATTTTCATGTTATCGATACTGAAAGCCGTGAAATAGAAAAAGTGCTTAATCCTTACACTTTATTTCATAAAATCCTTTACAATGACAACGAAATGGATTATAATAACTATAACGTAACAAATCTTGACGGTAAGTTTGTCAAGGTAGTAGTAGTGAACAAGACAGATTCTTTTATATTCGATAGGTTTATAGATCGTATACAGAATCAGGATATACATGAACTCAAGATTGCTGAGAACTTCAACGAGTTTGTTGGCGAAAATGTTGGAATAGATGATAACATAAACTTTGATGATACACAAGAAATTGTTGATACATATATAGATGCTGTGGATACTGACTTAGATAAAGATCGAATCAAGATCCAGATGCGTGAACTTATGACAGAAGCACAGGCTTTAGAGATTGCATGATTAATTTTAAGACTATACGTTATAAAAACTTTCTATCATCCGGAAATACATTTACTGAAATAGATTTGGATAACGATAAAACA